CCTGTAGCAGATACACCTGTTAGTGTTAGAGATGATGCTGCGTGTAATACAAGCGTACCTAGTGAGCCTGTGGCTGAAACACTCAGTAAAGCTTCACTTGTTTTAGCTTCTACTGTTCCTATTGCACCAGTTGCGGATACGCTACCCAGGCTTTCGGATATGTCAATCTCAAAGCCACCAGCAGATACTGCTTCTATAGAACCTGTTAGTGCGTTTTGTGTTACAGGTACACGATTTACACTCTTTACATCTAGCCCTGCACCGTTTAGTGTAAATGTACCTACAACGCCAGTAATGTTTGGTGCTAGATTAACTTGTACTGAGCCAACAGAACCAGTTGCTGAGACACTTAGTAGAGCTTCACTTGTCTTAGCTTCTACTGTACCTAGTGCGCTTGTTCCAGTTACACCTGTTAGTGTTCTTGATACATTTACTACACCATAACTAGATGCACCATATACACCAACACCGAACTTAGCTGTAGCTGCAACGACTGCCATAACTTACCTCTTAGGCAATACGTATTACTGCGTTTGATGCATCTGCTGCTGGGAACTCAATAGTTAAATCACCTGCTGTAGCACTGACTGTGCCACCAAAGTCAATCACACAAATAGCTTTGTTAGAAGCTGAAGAGTTGTAAATAATACAACCTGCTGCTGATACTGTTACATTAGAAAATACTTCATCTGTAAAGTCTACGTGTGCAGTTGTACCAGATACTGCAATAGTAGCACCGTCTAGGTTTTGTCCACCTGCAGTGTAGTTTGTTCCAGATGCTTCATCAGAGTTACCTGTAACATCTGAGTAGTTTGTTGTTGCTGCGCCATATGTACCAGACATACTGCTTTTAATTAATGCAAGTTTTAACGTGTGCGTGTCCAGATCGTGAGTACCACCAAGAAGCTCCGATTTAAAACTTGTACACATTGCCGTTGTTATAGCCATGTCAATATCCTCAAAGATTTAAATGCACGAAGAGGCCAGCATTAAGCCAGCCTCTAAGTTTAACTTGATTAAGCAGCGTTGTAACGTGCTGTCACCAATGCTTGTGGGCGTAGAATCTTACGTCCGTAAAGGTGCATACCACGTACAATGTCTGCAAATGAGTCAGGATCTCTGTAGTTCTCAACTTTGTTGATCTGCTCTGCAGATGCTACAGCTTCTTCTTGACCTGCTAGGATGATACCGAAGTTGTCATCTTGTGCAGTTACGCCAGAAGTTCCTGGTCCTGTACCGTCTGTCGGTAGGTTGTTTGAAACATACAGCTTCATGCCGTGGATGTTATCTGCAACCAAGCCGTTCATTAGCTGACCGTTGCCACCAAAGTCTGAGTTGAAAAGACGTGAATCTTCATCTTTCAACATCTCAACAAAGATTGGATCAACAACCAAGTAACGTCCACGTGAGTCAACGTTTCCTGTGTCCAACTGACGAGCCATTCTTGCAATAACTTGCAATGGTGAAGCTGTTGTAGTTGCTTTTGCGGTAGCGCCTGGTAGTCTAGGTGCTATTGGGATAGAGTCACCAGTAGTAGATGATGAAGCTGAAGTTGTGATGTTAGTCATGTCAGACATGTCCAACTGGTTCACTTTCAAGAACTCACCATTGATCTCACCTGCTGTTGGATGCTGTGCAGTACCTGATACAGCAGTTGAGTATTGACCACTCGCTGCAGTACCTGTCATGTATAGTAAAACATCTACATCAATAGCGTCAGCCATTTTATATGCTGCTCTGTCTGCAGCTAGGCTTACGAAGTCGATGTGTGAGAACTGCTCTTCGATGTCATCCATTTTGAAAGCAAAGTAGTTAGCTTTGTCGATGGTTAACTGGAAGTCAGTGTCATCTAGTTTCTCTACAGAAATAGCTGTGTGACGCTCTAGTGCGGTTACAGTTACGTCTGGTTCTTTTTGGATGCGTACAACATCCCCTTGATTTGCGATGTCACCAAAGTATGAGTTGTTGGTGATTGCGCTGACAACTGATGCTTTACGTAAAGCGATCTGTGCCTGTTTGGAGTACATGATTGGGCTAAAGTTAGCGTCAAAGCCTCCACTTGCTGATGTAATAGCCATAGTTAAATCTCCTTATAGATATGGCGTGGGTTTAGTACACTACATATCCACCATGAAGAGGCTCTTCGTAATAAGGTAGTCAGTCTTGCGTTGAGGCTGCGCTGCCTCTCTGCACTGGGCTTATACTTTGAGGTAAGTCTTATTGTGTGGCTAGTGCTTGATAAAAGCATACACACTTTAATTGTTGTGTATATGCTATAGTTTTATCTATGATAAACAGTTTGTCAACTATTTTCTTGAAATATCATAAATAAATCTTTTATTACGCTGTGCGTCTAGTATTTCTTCTTGTCTTCGTTCGTATTCTTTAATAGACATTTCAGCTACTTCTGATTCACGTATATACTTAGATGTATCATCTGTGTCAGGAACACTGCTTCCTTTTGTCTTTACAGAAGATGCTGCTGCTTTGTCTGAGGAGTTATTCTTTTTAACTTTAGTAGTTATGCCTTTGTCTGTTTTATAAAGATCAATTACACGTGCTACAGACTTTGCATCGTCTAAGTTTTCATACAGAGCATCTTGTACCCACTTAGGTTGTTCTTCTGCCCAGTTATGAAATGAATCATCTGAACGTATTTGATCAAAGTCAGGATGTATAGAAGCTAGTTCTGCTTCAGCCTTTTCACGTTTAGCTGTAATACGTAAATCTTCAAACTCAGCCATACGTGCTTCAAGGTCTTTTGCTGTAGCTTTAGACTTCTTATCAGCAATAGCTTCAACGATACCTGCTATGTCAGGGTACTGCTTAGACCAAGCATCTAGCTCTTCTTCAGACTTAGGTAGTACAAGTTCATTATTTGCTGCTTTATCTAGTTGTGCTTGTAGTGCTTCTAGCTTTGCGTTGAACTCTTCTTCTTTTTTCTGTGAGTGTCTACGAAGATCACCATAACGTTTCTTGAAGTTTTTCTCTTCAGCACTTAACTCAGTGTCATCTTCTTGTGCTTTGGCTTCTGGTTTTTCTTCTTGTTTGGTATTACTCTCTGCCTGTACTGGTTCAGCTTTAGACTCTTCGCTACTGGGTTGATCTTCATTACTTTCTTCATCTACCACACCTCTAGCTTCCAGTGCTGCTTTTTTCATAGCAAGAAACTCTTCTTCATCTTTCTTGATACGTTCTTCGTTGTTTAAGTATCCACCTCTTCCCATCATTACTTTTGGGATTGTAGGTTTTACCATTGGGTTTGGTTTTGCTGTTTCGCTTGTAGCCATTTGTTTTCTCCTTATGTTGGGGTCAGCCGAAGCCGAGTGGCCTTATAGTTATTTGGATATTATTTTTTCTTCTTTTTAGCTTTCTTCTTTTTGTTTTTCATCAAACCGCCTTCATCAAATCCAGAAACATTTTTACCAGACCTATAATCTGCTATTTTACTTGCTGTAAACTTATTAGCTTCTTTTTGCCTGTCTTGTGCAGCTTTTGACATTGTTTCAGCAAGACTTGGTCCATCATCATCATTGCTACTTCTTGTTGGTCTACCTGGTTCTGCATATGGATCAGTTGCTGGTTGAGTGTAGGTAGGTGCAGGAGGTTTAATTGTTGGTCCCTTATCGTCATCATCGTCATCAGATATTGGAGTACCTACTGCAGCACCAATCTTGCTCATGTCAGTATTAGACATTATTTTTTGAATAGCTTCCATTCTTTCTGGTGTAAAAGCTGTTTCTGTAGTTTCTGGAGTTTTTGTCTCAGGTGTATAAGCTTCTGTTATACCATACTGATCAGGTAACATGTCATATGTAGGACCATCTAACTTAGGTAAGTCAGGATCTTCTACTTCTTTTCCTGTTATGTCATCAATAAGCTTACCAACCACTCCTTTTTGTTGTGGTCCTTCGGCTACTTCTTTTAGGTTCTCTAAGTACTCTCTTTCATATATTGGCAAATCTGTTGCTTCTAATCTTCTATTTATTTCTTCTACTGTTTTTTTGTTATGGTTTTTTTGTGCGAGAGAAAGTACAACCCCAAGTGCGCCAAGACCAAAAGGAGGTGGTGCTTTTAAGTTTTTAACCTCTGTAGTTAGTTCATCTATAGTAAGTGCTTTATAGTCAAAAGGTTCTGGTGTCTCAGGCTTATCGTCATCGTCATCACTGCCACCGCCACTGCTGCCTGTTTGCTCACCTGGATCTACAGGTACAGGCTCACTCCCTACAGGGTAGTATCCTTCAGGTATGTCCTGCATAGGTTCACCATCTAAGAACATAATAATTATTTTATGCCCTGCAGCGTTTTGGTATTCACGAGCTTCCATCTCACCACCGAATACACCTTGGTCTAAGCCTATCTCTTCACCAAAGCCACCAGTTGTACCTTCTTGTACTACGTCTGTATCAGGGTCTACTACATCACCGCCTTCATCGTAGCCTAGACCTTCCATAAATCTTTGACCAAAACTTTTATCACTACGTAAGTTTTCACCTGTGTATGCTTCTTCTACTTTACCTGCTTCTCTTGTAGGAGATGCTTTTTTAGTTTTCTTGTTACCTGAAAAGTCTCCACCAAAGTTTATCTGTTCCGCTAAGGAAGGACCACTAGCATCATCAGATGTAGGAGGTTTTCTATCTAGTGTTACTCTACGATTTCTACTTCTGTTATCGTCATCATTTCTAAAAGCAGAACTCATCTGTTCTCTTATTTGTTCGTATCTATTCTTGGGTTTATCTTTCTTAGCTTGTACTCTTTTACTAATCTGCTTAGATGAACTGCCTCTGTCTTTAGCTGCTTTGAATCTGTCTCTAACAGACTGTTTGTTTTTCTCAGCTTGCTTTCTGTTTGACTCTCTGATACCTGCAAAGAACTTACCTAAGAAAGCTTCTTCAGGCTCTTCCATCATTTCATCTGAGTCATCACCCATATCCATTACTTCTAAGTCAGACATCTCTAAGCCTAAACCAGACTCATCTTCCATTATAGGTTCACCGCCAATACGTCCATCTTCGTCCATCTTAGCGTAGCCTATCTTAGCAGCCTGACGTATATCTTCAAAAAACTTTACACCAAAGAACCTGACTACATCAGCAGGTATAACCATTTCACCTTCGCTTAGTTGCGCTGGTATATCGTCACGAACTTCTTTTGCTGATGAACCTAGTGGTATCTCATTACCTGACACAGGATCTACACCTACCGTATTGTCAGGTACTTCTCCAAAGCTCATCTCCATTTGTTCTTCAACAGTACCACCTTTAGCCATACCTATTCCCTCTACTAAGAGTGAGTCATCCTGTCCTTGATACATATCTAT